TTAACACGTATTTCTTGGTCTACCGCTGCATCGTGTATAAGATTGTACGTTTGATATGAGTCACTAGATGCCACTGCGTATAAGTCAGGCTGATTTTCAAAAGTTATTTCGCCAAAGCCGAATCTTGAAAATAATTCTTCTCCAACGCTATTCTTCTTTAATTTACCGCCATCAGGATAACACTGAATCCAAGTTCCATCAGGGTCAGTATCGCTAATGGAGATGTTTAAATAAATCTTGTATCGTGCATCAAAATCGTACATAAATAATTTCTATCAAATAATAATTAAATCTATATGCTATTGTAACTTTGTAAATAATCTTTTTGCTTAAATTTAAAGTCTATTATATAAATATCATTCCCAAATGTTGATTTACTTTCTGAATTTTGAATATCATATATGTCTACAGAGTCTCCATTCCATGTTACTGTAACCGTCCCGTTTATTTCTACTACAGGCAGCCTAGAAAGAAAATTCAATGTCTTATTATACCCTGATATTTCAAATGTTTTTACATTGTTACTGGATGCAAATGCGGGTATGTCACCATATGTCTTTTCTATGCCCGTGACTTTTAGTTCAAATTCATCGCTTGGTAAAATAGCATCTAAATAAACAGTATGGGTGAATAAATCTAATGGGAAACTACCTATACTTAAAGATGCTGCTGCCATAACAGCCGTAATCTTTAGGAATGAACTAACATCTGTTCGCCAACAAAACACATCACTGTAAATATCTACTGCATCATAAGTTACCTTATAGTAATATTTTCCGTCATCTTCTCCCGATGTAGTAGCCCCTGTTAGTTTAATTTTGCTATAAGCAGTCCCAGCCGCATTAGTAGTGGAAACAACCGTACATGATCCAGCTTTAATCGAAACATCATTAATATCATAAAGAATATATGTAGCCACAGATACTACTGCATCAATAACTATCTGAAAAGCAGGAAGGCTATCTGTTACGAAATGATGCAATATCCCCTGATTGTCAGTATTGTCATACTGCCTATTAGTTTTCGCCGTGTACCATCCTAATGTTCCAAAGTTGTAAATCATATCTTAAATTTACCTATATATCCTTTACGTCTAACATACTTATATCCGCCTTCATAAGAAACTGATTCTGGTGTTTTGTCTCTTATTTCCTTCAATACCGAATTTGTGGGACTCATGTCTATTGCATCATAAGTGGCATTTGTTGCTTGCTGTGCTAATATTTGAGTCGTTTTATCATGTGGGATTATCTCAGATCCCGGAACAATGTCATAAATAGATGGAGTATCTGAACTGAGCCATTTTTTACCAGAAGGCTCTATAACCATTTCTTTTCCACCTGACTTTAATTTTTTTCCGGGAGCATCTCCAAGTATTGACAATCCACCGGGAGCCTCTTTTATACCTTCCCCGAATTGAGGTAACGGCGTAGCAGCAACTCCGGCTAAAGTAATTCCTCCAAGTATTCCTGCTAACAGTGCTTGTGGTGATATAAATCCGTATTCTGCAATAGCCTTCGCAATGTCTAATCCAACACTAAATATAGTTTCTAATTTTTTTCTTATTGCCTCTCTTTTTGCTATTTTACGATCTTCTTTCTCTAATTTTCGCTTTGCCACTAATTGCCCAGCCGTAGAGTCTCCCGCCAGTTGAATCTCTCTGTCGTATCTATTTTGTGCCCTTTGAGATGCTGCATCATTCAACGTCCCAGCTAAATCAAACCCAGCTTGTCCTATTTGACCTATGAAATCAATTGTTTCTTGTGCTTTTTCTTTTTTTGTTTTCTCTGTTTCTGCAAATAAATCCCTTTTCCCTTTTTCAAGTGCTTCATGTATGGCAAGAATTCTATCTGCCATTTCTTTTTCTGCATCAATAGATAAGTCTCCAGTATCAATGAGGGATTGTAGTCTATCTGACTCTAGTTTAAGTATATCTTGATTTAATTGTAATTCTATGAGCCTTTTTTGCCTAGCTACATTCTTACTGTTTTGTAGGTCTGTTGTAGCTTTCTCTGATAAAGCTAACGCCTCTTTGTTTATACCAGCATAAGTATTGCCTAATAATTCATCGTCTTTTTCTTTTTGATCGTCTCTCTGCTTTTTGAACCCACGCTTTCTTTCGCTTATTTGAAAATTAGTTAATTCTGTTTCTTTGTCTGCATAAAGTTTATTCCTGTCTGCCAATATAGCCTTTTCTTCTTTGCTGCCAGATTTAACTAAATTTAATAATTCATCTTGTTGTTTTATTTTTAAATCAATTAACTCAATGGCATTTTCATGTTCGGATGATGCTAGTGCAGCATTATAGTCACTTTCATTTTGAAACACCTCAGCTAAGTGCGACTGTGATAATGCTAATTCTTGTTGTTGTTTTAATTTTAGAAGTTCTAGCTCTTGTTTATTTTGTTCTTTCTGTATCTTAAATTTAGTTTTGCCAGCTTTATCAAGATCAAATAATTCTTGTTCAATTAATATTCTTGCTTGAACATTGTCTTTTTCTGATATAAGTAGACTAGTTAAGTATTTTTTATATGATTCTACATCTTTTGTTATGAATTTATTATTCCCAGCAAAGAATGCTTTTGTTTCTTCTGACTGTAGTTTATTGTATTCAGTGAACGCTTGTTTCTTCGCCTTTAATCCTGACTTATATTTTTCGACATCAAACTCCCTTCTTCTAATCTCCTTGTCAATCAATTCAATATAAGCCATCGTGTCTGTAGCTTTTTGAAAATCTCCCTTTTTTACATCTTGATAATATTTAAGTATTTGAACTTGTGCCAACTGCAACTCCTCTAGCTGAGGAACATTAAGCTTACCTAGTTTGGACATTTGGGCTTGTTCTTTTCTCGTTCTTTGTTCACCCTTTGTTCGCATGTCGTAATACTCTTCCCAGAATCTTCTTGCCTTCCATGCTCTCACTCCACTAACTTCATCAACGGCTTTTATAGTAACATCCTTTAGCGATAATAAATCAGCGTATGGAATATCTTTTAAGTCCTGCACGATGGCGGCAACTTCTTCCTTGTCGCCTATCAGGTGCTTTAAATCTGCGTATTCGGCGGTAGAGGCTAGGTATGTAACATCATTTAGAAACTTAGTGAAAAAGTTCAAGAATCCTTTAAATGTATCAGATTGATCAAGCGATTTAACAAATTCAAGCCACTGAGTATTAAATCTACCCTGAGCGGCTGTTAGTGTATTAATATTTGTTATGGTACTAATACCATAAACTTCTTCCATCGTTTTAGCAAACTTTGGCATGATTTCTTCGGAAAGAAGCTCTCCTGCCTTTAGCATCTTGTCAAGTTCTCTTGTGTTTTTACCAACGGCTATTGCCATGATTTGAAATGCTCCTGGTAATCTTTCACCCAACTGCCTACGTAATTCTTCTGTTGTAACCTTACCTTTACTAAGCATTTGCTCTAATGCTAAAAAAATACCAGACACTTCGTCTGTCTTTAATCCCAATACCCCAGACACCTTTGCGAATGATTCAAATATATCCTGAACCTCTTGTACTGCTAGTTTAGTTGAGATGGTGGCTGCTCTAAACTTTAAATATCTCTCAGATAGGTTAAGTAAATCAAGTCCATATCTTTTTGAAATATCAATTAAGTATTCTTGCGTTTGAGCTAATTCGTTTTGGCTTTTAATAACTTTTTTAAATGCAAAATCCAATGATTCTAATTTTCTAGTATCTGCAAATATTTTACGCAATAAATTCCGAGCCTGAGATACGCCAATATAAGCAACTGCTAATTTCCCAACAGAAGTAATAAGTCCCTTGAATGATTGCCCAAGATTTTTCTTTCCTACTGCTGCTTTCTTTTCGGCTGCTTCCTCTTTTCTTAATTGTGCTAAGTACTCCCTTGACTGCTGTTTGCTTAACGCTGCTCTGCGGGCTACTTCTGCTGCTTTCGCTCTTTCTGCTTGTTTTACTGTATCCGCTTCTTTTTTTGCAGCCTTTCCCCGAAGACCCATTTCCTTTATATATTCAGATGATCTTTGTTTGCTTAACGCTGCTCTGCGGGCTACTTCTGCTGCAAGGTCTTTTTCTGCTTGCTCTACTTCAGTCAGTGCAGTTTTAGCCTTTTTCGCACCTTCTGTTACTTCTTTGAACCCACCATCTTTAATGCCGGACTTCATTTCTTTAGCGGACTTTAATATATTCTCAAACTTCAATACAATATCGGAAAATACCTTTAAAGCATCTTCACTAATAATATCCGTTTTTTTAATTTGACCGCTCATTTTCTTCTCTTATACTTTTAAGGATACCATCCCACTCTATTAATAATATGTTTGTGTCTACCTTATAATCTCGTTTTCTTATTTGTGCCATCATTACATAAAAATCAATTGGCTTATTGTCTTCTGTTTTTGATGGTTTAAATTTTAATTCATGGTTTGTTATTCTGCCTTTTATTTTTTGTTCTATTTGTTGGATAGTTCCAGTTAATCCTATTTCCTTTAATGCATCCCATCCTGAATCCATTCCCATTTTAGCTAACATTAAAGCTGTTTTCATTTCAACTAACTCCCAGTCCCACTTAACATCCTTTTTAAACCCCTTTACGAATAAATCAAATGAATCTTGGTCTACGTACTCATAATGCTCTGTGAGTATCTTATTCCACGCCTCATTAGCTGCTTCGTCACTTGCCTTTCCCTTTTTTAGCAAGTTCATTGCTGTTTGCCACTTTTGGTGTAAGTTTAGCAGGTTTTCGTTTAATTCTTTTGGGTTTAGGTTCGGCAAGTTCTCCTGCATCTGTTGAATCTCCGACATCTCCTTTTGGATGTGATAAAACAACTTTGCTTTTATTTCTTCGAAACTTAATAATTTCGACAAGTCCGTTACTTCCAACACTTTCGAGGTCTTCGGTGAAATCGTAAACTTTTTTACCAACGCCTCTGAGTGAGAATACATGTAAAGCCACATCGACTTCCATCTTTTCTGAATATCTAACCGCCAAATTCCTGACATAATCTTTATCTAATCTTTGTGTTCCACTACAACAAGCCATAATTTATATTTTAAGTGCTTTTTTAAGCATTCCCTGATAAATATCTGACACATCATTTGTAATTGTGCCTTTCTTATAAAGTGTTCTTATATTGGCTAATTTTAGCCTTAAAACACACATGAACCAAATCGCTATAAAAAACCCGAATAAACTTTTATTCTTTCTTAGATTTTCAAGTTCTGTCATGTACAGAATGTATTTTAAATGAAATATATCAGTATCCGAGTGCATTTCTTATTTTCTTAATTAAAACAGGATATAGTTGTTTTGTATATATGATTAAATTTTCATTAGTAAGTGCAAATATTAATTGTCCACCATCCTGACCTCTTTCTTTGGATACTAACAGTTCTAATTTTAATGTTTTATTATCCGTTGAGTCAATTTCAATGTCACCATACAAATTAAAACTAACAACCATATCATCGTGAAAGTCACCCTCTAGTTCAAGATTATATAATCCGTATGGAGCGTGATAAGATGCAATGTGTTCAGATTTAAGATTTGCATAACTTTCCCATTTATATTCTCCAAGTATCCCACCGTCAGATGCTACACCAAAAAGGTTTTGTGTTTTTACATGACCCAATAAACTTTCCTTTGTTTCTATTACAGATTGCTTGAAAAGTTCATTTATGTCCAACTTCTTAAACCTCGATATTTGCTGTTCAATCTTATTCATGTAAATTGGGGTGAGTTGCCCCACCCCTATTTTATGCTACCGTAATGGTAATAGTTCCGCTTGAAATAACAAGGACATCATCTGACCTAGGCACTGATGGTGCAGCTAAGTTAAATGTTCCAGTTGCAAACGTAGTTCCAGTTATGGTGTATCTTCCAGGTATAGTTGAACTTTCTACAGCAGAAACTACCGTTCCATTTTCAACTACCCAATCAGCAGACGTTAATCCAAGTCCAGCAATGGCTTTTGTGTTTCCATAACAAGTAGATGTTACATCAACAACTACAGTTGTAGCACTAGCCGTTCCTATTAATGTAAGATCAACTTCTGTTAATCCATCAAGGTCTTCGGGTTCCCATGACATAACTCTTCCATAATCATACAAGTTCAAGTCTTTTTGATTCTCTAATTGAATGATTATATCAACAGTTCCACCTTCTCCGCCAGTTGTCAATAATTTCTCTTTGTCAACTATTGTCATTGAAACTCTTATTGGCACAACATTAATTCCAGAATCGATGGTTCTTCCACGGATTGCTTCGCCATAAGTGAAATAAACGCCTTCTGTAAATCCATCGAAATAAATCAATTTCTTTTTAAGGCATTCATTAACTTCTAGTGTGAACATGTACTTATATTTTCCACGCTTAACTAGCTTCTCTGTGTCGTTCTCATACGTTCTAAGCGTAACATCAGAGCTTGAATCTGTTACGTTCTTAACGATCTCTTCTCCTATTACTGGATACAATAACTGACTTTTAATACCAGTCAACCATGTTGCTTCTAACAAAAAGTTAGCAGCAGTTTGGGTATGCCCTCTGTCGGCAAAAATAAATCCAGTAGGACGGTCGTATATAGTGCCAGCGACACAATATTTTCGACCTGTATTTCCTGTACTATAACAACTCATTACAATTTATATTTTTATATGTTAATTTAACTGTAAAACTAAAATTTATCCAAGGCTGCATGTTTCTGTATTCATATCTTGACCAATCAAAATCAGAATACACATCTGGCAACTCTTTTTTAACGCCAATTATGTTTAATCCAGCCTGTTCAACTGCTTTCTTTGCTGTGAGAAACGCTTTTTCATCTTCTCTTTGAGTTGACTCACTGAGATTGTCAAGTTGAAGCGAAAAAGCTATATCTACATCATGAAAAACAGTACCATTATTAATTTCTGGTATCTTTTCTGGAATAAACGCAATCATATCCTGAGTATCATCAACAAATACTGGGATATATTTCGTAGTAAAAACCTCTGGAACAATACTTTTCTTACCATCAACTTCTCTCGTGTTTCGATAAACCTTTCCGTATATTTCTATACCCCAGTTATTCTCAACATTTAAAGAAGCATTAAGCCTTCCAATGATCCTATTGATCCTACGATCTAATCCAACTGCATTTGTCTTTAAATGAATACTCATGATCTCAATGTTACCCGTTTAATACGCGGCTCTGAAAAAATATTTCTCAATCGCTTAATTTCTCCATTCAAATCATTCATTATACCTACGCTTTCTGGGATTGTCTTGTTATACTTATTGCCGTTAAGCTCTAAATTAGCACGTGACTTAATTATCCTTTCGGTTTCGCTTGACCTCGTGGATGCTGCTATGACTTTTAAAATCTCAACAGCAGATTGGATTTGAATCGCTTTTGCAAACAATGTTTTATTTTTGTTTACTAAGTCGGTGTAATCCCAATAAGTAGACATATCCAAATTAATGCCCCAAATCTCAGAAGTGTACTCTATGTCATTTACATCAAATAGAGTAGCAGAATCCCAATCAACAACTTTTATTGGACGAACATTAAAATGCCCGAAAGAAGTTGGGATGCTTGCCATCTTGTATTCTCTGTCGTATGGACTAATAGATAAAGCAGAAGTTAAATACCCTAAGTAATATTTGCCGCCTACACCGCTAGTGTAATCTAAAACCCAATTAACAATCGAGTTTGTTTCACCATCGGTTACGGCTACTTCTTTTGTTTGAATGGCTGTTTTCTTTCCGCTTTGAAATAATTTAAGCGAAATTGTTCCAATACCATTAAAACTAAGAATAATATTATTTATGATGTTCGATAACTCCTTCTTATTAATAACACTTATCTCAACTCCAACAAATGCTGTTTCAAGTGTAAGCGGGTGTTGAAAATCATATTCTTCTTTATACAATAACTCATTGCGAAGAAGATTTGGTTTTTCTGAGAAAATCTGATTTAATACATTACTTGCCGCTTCGTTTATGATCTCGGTCAAGTAAGTATTAAAATCTCCATCAGAAATACCATCATCTTCCATAAGAAGTTTTAGATTCTTGATAGTTGCTATTCTACTAGCACCCTGAACATAAAGACCAGTGGTTGAAGCTAAATTTGCATCGTCAACAATAGCATAAGTGGATATAGTTGGCTGTTTATAACCAACTATACCCGTAAATGATATGTTTGAAAATCTTAGCATCTAGTGTAAAAACATTTTAAATTCCTGATTTTGGATAGTTGAAGTACCCGTTCCTGTTCCGAGATAATTAAACTTAAATTCCCGATATGCAGTGAATGACGTATTTATTATCGTTACAGTATCAGTTCCAGCCGTTGAATTAACGGTAGAGCCAATCTGTGTCCACGAACTAGTATCAAACTCCCTTCCCCATAAACTAACCGCGATATTAGTGTGGTTACCAGATGTAGAATCCAAAATACAAGTGAAGATCTGCGTGCTATTGTATTTCTTTGATGCAACTATTTTAAACCACGATGCAGTTGTATTTGTCAATAAATAATCAGTAGCACGTTCAATGTATGTCCCATCACTAGGGATGGTAAATGTTGCTGTCTGTCCTCTGACCATCGTAGCTACTACGACTAAAGCCAGAATTAGTATTAACCGTCTCATATTAATACGTTATAAATATTGGCCCTTTATCGGCAGTAAACGTAGTCCCCGGAGTTATGTCTGCTTTAGTTCCATAAGTACCTGCTGCTGTTGCCGCCACAAATGGACTGCCTGCAATTGGGTATGTTCTGAATTTAGCAGTAGTCCCGTTAAATTGGACAGCTACATAATAAACACCAGCGGTTGCCGCATAAGGAGTATCAAAGTCAACACTTTGAAACTCAGCAGCCGTTCCTACTATATCGGCAGCAGCCCCAACATCTCTTGATGTAGCTACTTCTACGCCAGCAGAATTACATAATTGAACAACAACCGAATCAGTTCCACCAACAGAGCCTACCAAATATGATATTCCTGTTAATGTTACATTATTAGGTATCATTATTTCAGTCCAATATCTAGCACCATCAGAACAGGCTACATCTGTACCACTAGTTGCTAAAGCAACGCTTCCACCTGTAGCCCATATATGAGTAGATTCAGTTGGGTTTGTTATCCCTGCCCCTGCGGTGATTATACCATCAGAGGTAATCGCTCCAATACCTGTCATGTCACCAGTAGCGCCTATATCCCAGTCTGAACTATTTACAGCTACCGTTTGTGTTCCTGCGCCTATTGTAAGTGAAGTTGTTCCAACTAATGCCTGAGAAGTTCCTAAATCAACACCAGAAGTCGCCGTAATACCAGCATCAGAAGCAATAGTTCCAGCGGTTAAATCACCAACAACGTCTAGGTCGTTTCCTACGATTACATCTCCAGTTGCGCCAGCAACAGTAAACTTATCCGTATTGATAGTTATGTCGGAAGTAGCTGAACCTATAAGGTCATCTCCTGCCCCTAATGTAATTCCTCCATTTGCCGTTACTGCACCCGTAAGTGTAGATGTACCTGTAACAACTAAATTTCCACTCAATGACAAAGAGGCAGTAGATAAATCTCCACCAGTAAGCCATGTCTTAAATTTTACATCAGCAATTAAAGATTGTTGATCTGTTGCATCGGCAACAAATTCAAGTCTATAAAAACGATATGCGTTTGCAGTGGTATTGCTATACAGAAATGTTGTATCGACTGTTCCAGCCCACACAACAGGAGTTCCAATAGTAGTCCAAGAATCACTATCAAACACCCTTCCTTTTAGGGTGATAGTAACACCTGGCCCGCCACTAACAGAATCAATATCAATCCAAACATTCTGCATCTGATGGTATTTCTTTTCGCAATTATATAAAATCCAATATGTTTCAGATTCATTAATTGTATCAGATGCATTAAATGAAAGGTCAGAATAAGTACCACCGGGAGATGATGCTGTTTCTGGTTCAATTGTTACTGTTTTGTTCTGCGCAAACACTGTTGCTCCGAACAGTAGTATTGCTAATATTAAGAAATATCTCATATTAATCTACTCCTGCTGGTAAAAGTCCAAATTCATAAACCATTGAGTCAGTTTTACCTGCCCATGTTCCAGTAGCACGATATGTAGATAATGGAGCTGACAAATAAGCCATATCCAAAGAAACTTCTACTTCGATCTCAACATCTTGCGCTGACCCACCTTCTCCAGAAGCATCTGCACGTTGAGCATAAGAGTGAATTGCAAAATCTAAGGAATAAGCAATGCTTCCTTTGTCATCATAAACTGGCACTTTAACTGAGCCAAAACTGCCATTGAAACTCAACGCATCCTTGGGGTCTAATGGTTGCCTATTGATAGGCGGAATCCAAGGAATAATACCAACAGTATTCATATCGAATGCTATTGCAGCACCGTTATAATCAGTGTCGATATCGGAAGCGGTTGCCATTATATTCATTCCATTAAATTGGAATCCAAGATTGGTGGCATTTGCCGCACCTTGTGCAGCACCAAAATCAGCATTCATGTAAGCAAGTGAATCAGCAATAACCATCACATTGTTACGAAAAAGGTTATTCTTCATCGATGTCCTTACATTTTGGAAGAACTTTTCTTCTGCTGAATTATTTATTTCCATCACATAATCAACAGGGTTCCATGCTCCTTGTATAGTCCCTTTGTTGATTTGGGTACGATCAGCAATTAAATTAGCTAACTGAGCCGTCTCTTGACGCTCAAGAATATTCATAATAGAACTATTGAACTGAGACGCATAGTTTTCCTCAAAAGATAGCACGTTATTATCATTTTGCTTCAATGAAATAGAAAACGTCTCCACAATTGAGTTCCAACTTAATGTTGAAGCAGCAGAATCACCACGATCTCCTGTGTGATTGTATGCACGAGCTGTTGCTGTGCCTTTAGCTCTACGTATAGGCATATAAGCATATACAGAACGATCTTCCCTTGTTCTCAGGGACGCTAAGAAAGGGTTGGCTTTTTGCCCTGTATGCATACTAGCCAATACGGCAGTGTCAGGTAATCTCCATTCGCCTTTCTTGTAATTTTGTAAAAAAAGTGCTTGTCCTGCGACTAATGCACTAGGTTCAAAATACGACATATTAAAAATTTATTTGTTAATAATTAAAAATTACAATGGACACCGCCATATATCTCTTATAGCACCGCTATTTCTTTTCTCCTTCTAATGTTAATTGTGCAAATAATTCAGAACCCTCTTGCGACATTGCTGGGATACCTTTTTTGGCTAAATAAGCTTCTGCATCACTATAGCTCAAATTATTCGGCACTGTTTTTCTGTCTGGATTTTGATCTTTTCCTTCTTTTCCGTTGCCTTTTACCCAGCCCTTATCTTCTACAAGTTGCAAAATAACATCTTGAAATTCTGCTGGCTTGCCAGTTGCGTCAAGTACGTTTTTGCCATTTATCTTGTGATACGTAACGCCCTCTATTTCTTCTGATGTGATTGAATTTTTAGCAATCAATAATGCGTCATTTTTATCTTGAAGCATCTTGTCAGGAAAATATGAAAGGATGTTATTGTCTCTTTCTTTTTCTTTGGTTTCGTTTTTAAACTTATTGGAATTTTCTTTTTCCAATTCAAGCTCTGTCAGTTTTTCCTCGTATGTTTTGTATAGGATATTATACTTATCAATTTCAGTGTCTCTTGCTTTTTGTGCGGCTTTTAATTCTTCTGATGGAGTCCTGTCTTTGTATTTTTCTTCCATTTCGGCTTCTACTGCACCTCTTAGTTTCCCTGCGATTATCTTTACGTCTTTATCGCCTTCCTTTAGTTCTAATTCAAGTTCCTTAGCTATTTTTTTGTAGCCAACCTCAATCCATGCATCCTGATTTTTTGTTCCAATATCTTTTATTTGTTCAGGAGTATAAACTGTTCCGTCTAACTTCAACCCAAGCGTTACCTCGTCTTCTGAAGATAAAGCACCGCTTAATTCTTCGGCTGTTTTTCCAAACACCGTTTGAATTACTTGTAAATCTGCTTGTGATAATGCCATTTTACTTGTCTTTTGATTCGTTAATTTTTTCGATTAATGTTTCTTTTTTCATTACATGGGCACTCTTGATGCCTAATTCTTTTGCCTCCGCTTTCAGTTTGTCTAGTTCTGGGTCGCTCTCTTTGTTCTGATCAGCTAACTTTTTGCGTTCTGCCTCGATCTTCTCTTTTTCCTTCTTCTTGGCTAGTTCTTTTTCCAACTGTTCTTTCTTGATTTTCTCAGCTTTTAGCTTTTCTTCTTCAATTTCTGCTGATTTGTCCTCAACCCAAACATAACCAGATGCTCCTGAGTTTGAGTTTAATTCTTCTGCAACAGAATCCGTAATACGAGTGTCCCTAATAAAATCACCTGCTATTGGATTTCCTTCTTTATTAGTCAGAAATAACAGAGTGTTCGGATCTCTTTTAACGTGATGCTTGTTGTAGGTCTTCTTACTTGACTTTACTTTCATCATTAATTACTTTTAATTTAACATATTTATTTAAATCGCCTCTTAACGATTCTATACCGCTGGACAACATCTCTTCTGTTGATTTTGTTTGCACCCATTCGCCAAAGAACTCTTTTCTTTGTTTGTCTTTATTTGATATAGTAAGGGATTCTCTTACTAATGCTATATCCCAATGTACGAATGGTTCTAATTTTACTTTCTTCGTTTCTACGATGTACATTTGCTCATTTTCCCTAAATTCAGATTCTAAATACTGAGACAAAAGAATATCCAAAGTTGAAACTGGGGCTTTTTCTAATTTAGCCTTTAGGTACTTTTCCCAAATTTGATCAGGTGTTTCTATAAGGTATCTGCGACCATATTGAATAAAAGCCTTGTCGAATGTTAATGGGAAATAAAAATTACCTAAAAAGTTCGCTATAATTGTATGCGCTTGTTCTATTGATTTTGAATATTTATTAAGTCTGTTATTTACAGGCTGTGCATCAATATATCTTCCGGTAGCTGTTTCGTTTTTACCTTCTCTTGATACTACTGTTCCCCAGTGAGAAAAGAAAATTCTATTCCACGTTCTGTCTACCGACTTGATCATCAATTCCCATGGTTCAGTAGGCATGTCAACAACGCCCTTGGGAGGAACTGTCAACATAGGCGTGTCCTTATCTTTCGCCACCTTCATATACGTAACATCCGTAACATCCTTTTTAACAAATCTACCATTTTGACAATTAGGACACTTCTCATATGGCTTATCAGGGAAAGTTTCATTTAGATTTCCACTACCACCGCATCTAACGCAGTCATCAGCATACTCATATACTTGTGGGTAATTATGGAAAAACTCTGCTATATTTAGGACAGAATGGGATACAACGTATTTGTTTAATAATTCAACCTGAGCATCTATTGGTGATTTTTTCCATCCGGTAACGTTATCCACAATACTCGAACATAGCATCGCCGGAGTTCTATTGAATCCATGTGGGATTACGTTTTCTATAATTACTTTTCCGGCTTCCTGTTTTACTAAATACCAATTCACCTCATCGACTGCCCAAAATCTTTTAATGATTTCTGAGGATAACCCTATTTTTTCTGTTTTTATTTCTTCGTGAGGTTCAAATACAACCCAATCAACGAATACTCCATTTTGTTTGTATCCTTTTATCGAATGAATAGATTTATACGTGGGATACGCCTCTTCTCCTTCTTCGGTTGATTCAATAACGATAAGCCCATTTGGGTCTGTTATAAATTTATTAAACCATTCATTTTCAATATACCAACTAAGAGAATGAGAATTTCTTATCTCTGAAAGCTTATTTGTGAACTGAATCTCTTTTAATTCTGAATCTGTTTTGAATTTGTAGTTTTTAGAACCACCACGGGCATTAAATGCATTGTCTGTTGGTCGGAGTAGTTCCTCTGTGATAAACTTATTTGAAATTGCATGTTTCTCACGTGCCTTAAACTGTTCTTCGTTTTCGTAGTTGTTTATACGGGCAAGGAAATCCTGTAATCCTACACCATCTACGTGCAAGACCAGCTTATTGCTCATTTCCCTAGCTGCAATTATCCTAGGGTCAGGCTTTGATTCAATAATAGATTTTAACTCTATAAAAGATAACATTCACCGAATTTGTATACTCACCGAGCAGTTATTTAGCAAATATAGATAAAATCTATTGAATAAAAAATATTCTATAGAAAAACTATTAAAGAAAATCTATTGAAAATAAAAATTTGAATAAAAAAGTATATAAATCATAATGAAAATATTACAATTCATATACTCAGTTATCGTTCAGTTTAAAATAAGAATTTGAAGACAAAATAGGAAATGAATGAAATAGAAAAGTCATATAATAAACGAAGGGATAAATTCAGGTTCAATCAATTTGATGTTGGTAATAACAATGATCGTGGAGTAAATTTCTATGGAAGAAACCATGTAGAACAATACACAGAAGTTAGCGATAAACTTTATAAACACGGCAACATGGAGTTCGTTCCTGTTCCTTATAAGCCTTATTTCTTGTGGCGGTTACTGTGGTTTTTTCTTAAATTAATTAAACCATACCATCCCAATAAAAGATTAGACAAACAAAGCAAAAGGCATATAACGATAGTGGTACTCATGGCGTTGACAATTTTAATAATGCTTTTTATAGCAATAAGGCAAGGAATATTTGACTTTGGTGTACATGACTAAAAACAAACTATCCCACGCTTGGGGGTTTACATTTTTTCAAAATGTGTTGATGTAAGAATAATTTAAAAACATAAACTAAAAATTAACATTATGACTAGAGAAGAAAAATCAGACAAAGTTTTCGACATTATAAATAATGGAAAAATTATTTTAACAGGGAAATACCCAAGTTTCAATGCCACCAATCCATTTGATTTTAGGATTTCGAAAGACATTAATAATAAGAACGCAGTTCAATTTTCAAATATTAACGAAGCAATTGATATAATTTGCGAAAATATGAACCCAGAATACGAAACAAAATTAAGAGAACAAATATTAAATCAAGCAAAATCAACCAACACGAATACTACAAAAGAATTTATCCTTGAATTTTTAATGCTCTAAATAAATGCACAATGACTTCTTTCAATGCCTTCTTATCATCTATGCCTATTAATATATTTCGAGCATCTAGCAAATCATTTAATGCTTTGTGCTGATTCTTAGATAATTTAGGATCAAAAACAAACGACTTTGAATTATAACAAAATTGTAAATTAGACGGATTACTCATGAATAAATTTTTATTTACCGATTAAAGACAAACAACGCACGATAACAAAGTGTCATATTTCATTCGCCAATCAAAAGTACGCTAGTTTATATTAAATTAATTATCTATAAATAGTGTATGAAATGTGACTAGTTGTTAATGGCGAACAAAACATACACAAACCGTTATTTAAATATACAATAATTTTTTAAATAATCAATCAAAAAGTAGAAAAAACTAGTGGATTCATATAATATGAACAGACAAACTAGTCATCGTTCAGTTTAAAAGAAAAGTAAAATGTTTGGGGTATTCAGTTTTTGTAAAACTGTTGGGAAAGAAAAAGAAATGAATCATGGAAGAAAAACAGTATAAACAAATAGTAAGAAATGATATTTTAGATGAAATATTGACGCTGTTAATGTTTTATGAAACTCCTGACTTTAATGAAATTTCAGATATAACATATTCATCAAAAATAAATATGGATGTTATTGCTGACATGATGCCGTTATACGAATGGGAAGATTACATGAAGAAGTCTTTTGAAAAGGAATTATTGAATAAAGGATACATAGTCAAGGACAATAATGGTAACCTATCAATAACGGAACTAGGAAATGAATTTAAAAGAAAGGGAGGTTACAAATCAGCCACTAAGAAAGAAAACCAAGAAAATACAATAAGAGTAAAGACAATTGAATCTTTCAAATATGCAAGATGGGGCTTTTATCTAGCCTTAATCGGAGGTTTTGTAGGTTTTGTTATCGCTAACTGGAAAGATATTTTAATAACGCTTCAAATAGTAGATAAGTAGTACAGCCAATAAATATCCATTTTATTGTAAATAAAACATTGTAAAAATATTTTCCAAACCGATTCATTGCCTAAAAATTTAAAATGAACTAAAACAACTAAAACAAAATTGGGGGGTACATTTCTCCGAAACGTGTTCTTGATAAAATCATAAACTAAAAATTAACTAAAATGATCAAGGTAATTAAAGAATCTCCAACAGGGAGAAACGAAAAATTTCTCGACACCACCAAAAATAAAGAAATGACAAGAACTCAATTTGTCAAAGAAATCGAAGGTGGAAATTACAAGAAATATGTAGTCAAAAAGATAAATGGAATAAAAACCCCAGTATCTAAACCAGACGGAAACAAAAAGAATAATTTAGGATAAGAATACATAAAATGGATTATCTATCTTAATCTTGATGTCGTCTTTAAAATGGACTACATAGGAACATATGTCTATTCCGCCGCTATCTTTGCCATGTTTAATTTCTTCTATAGATTTACATCCAAGTAGCCCAACATGAAAGCACGAGAATGAATTATCATCTTTTCTATCAAATAAAATATACGGCCTTTTCAATGGAAGAAAAAATAAAAACCGAAACGATAACAAAGTTTATATTTCATCGTGCATTAATTACTTTGAAAACGGATTTGCTAATCGAAACGATGGTTAATACTTAGTTAATTATCTCTTGCACGACAAAACATACACAAACCGTTATTCAAATGTAAGATAATTAAATTTAATATGCAAATATAAGTGTGATTATTGTTGACCCCAGAATACTCTTTGCTTTTTAGTGTTCCATCCGATGTGGGCATATCTAGCCCCGTCCCAACAATTATGCACAAGAACTCCGTTTGCGAGATACTCATGCGTATTTGCTACTGAAATATCATAAACCATTTTTTTCTTTGTATCTTCTCTTGCCGATACCCCAACGACAAGCATAGTCTGCACATACCCTTGCTTTGCTGTATTTGCTTGTGGTGAACTCTTCTCCGCAGTATTCGCATATTTTCGTAATGTTATCAAATCCCATAATTCTTCTGTATTTTGATTTGCATTTGTTTGAGCAAAATCTCTGCTCAGATGTTTTTGCCTCAAACATAGAATCACATATTTCACACTTTCTTTCACCAAATGTTTTATTCCCAAAATCAAACTTTTTAGCGTGTTCTCTGTGCCATTCCCTCCCAGCTTCGCTTTTATGCCACTCCTTTGCTGCTTCAATCCCTCTTGAATGGAATTTATTCCAATATTCTGGATTGTTTTTAAACCTATCTTTTTGATGATTTCTTTGATGAAGTGAACTTTCAATAACTTCGAGATTAGATATGTCGTTATTGAATGGATTTTCGTTTTTGTGGTGAATGTCGTGTCCGCTTGGTATTTCCCCATTATAGTACTTCCATACGACAATGTGCAGTCGTTTCGCTCCTCTTGAAAAGTATCTTTCTCCTTTATATAATTTGTAACTTTTCCCATCAAACATTTGGACAGGTATATCTTGTCCATTGACCTTAACTGTTTTATTTTTTTCCATCCCTTATCTGTTTTTATTAAATGATCGCTAGTGCATGTTAACTTAACAGCAAAGTTACTAAAATTTATCGTATATTCAAATACCTCGCGCAATCCATTGTCAAATACTTCCAATATTGGGAAGTATCCATTGGAAGTAAGAACTAAATCACCATGTTTTAGTTTATTTATTTGCACATCCCCATTGATTGTTGATATTGATGTATTCCCAATAAAGCAGTGATTAAATTTATCTATCGGTTGGTTTATTTGGAATCCATTTATTGTTTTTAATCTATAATTCTCCTGTTCTCTTTTAGCTTCTTTATAGTATTGATTTTTAACTATATGTATTCTCTTTTTTTTCATAGATGTTATCCAATACATTATAGATTTTGTCTTCTTTACTTTTTCTATATTAGACCATCCGATATTTTTCAATCCTTTTACAAATTCAATTGACCCTTTATTTTCTGAAATGTGTTTATCTGAAGAATCTGCGAATGTTTTTATTTTTATATTTAATCCAGTTGCTATCGCGTGTTCGTTTATAGCCTCCGGCGTTTCCATCGGCTCGTAACTGAATAACTCAATCCATATATTACCGTCAAATGATTCGTCTTTAATATTGTCCTCTGCATACTTCACGATAACACAAGGATCAACAGTGTATCCAAAATCCATTCCGTAAATAAATCCCATCCCGTCAGGAAACCTATCTATCCATTTAACATGTTGAAATATTATACCCTCTGCTGCCGCTGCTTCACCTTCTCCGTAAACTCTCCACATGTATTCATCTGCCGTTCCTGCTGAAATATTTACAGGGTGTGGTCTGCGATCTTTCATTGGAAGATGCCTGTCTTCTGGATGAGTTGGTTCGTATCTTAATTTAGCCAATCTTTCTTTTGGAGGAAGAAACGCACAGGTCAAGAATGTTGTTTTAAGAAATTTGACGTCTGGTCTGTTTTTTATCTTGTCATAGACCCAGTGGGCTGTAAACTTCGGATTGTAATCTGCTATAAATATTCCGCTTAACCTACCCTCTAGTTGATCAAATGCTGAGCTATTATCATCGTTCATTAACTCATTAAAATAGATAAGATCATTACGTTGCCCATGCGAAGATGAATCATCTCGTCCCTTAAAACTTATTGTATTTCCTTCCAGTATATATTTTTGTGGATGCGACTGAACGTGATTTTTTTCATCATATATGCCAGCATCCTTTAGAATTCTAATGAAATCAGCAAGGACGGTATCTTTAGTGGCTGCATACGATTCTCTTGTTATAAGTATTCTTAACCCTTTGTTTTTGTAGTTAGTGCAATATGTGAGAATGAAAATTAGCGCATCGAAAGTTTTTCCGCTGCCAGAACTGCCTTGAAGAAGGAAATTATAACTCCCATTATTATCCCAATCAAAATTATTGTGAATAAAAGCGTAGTTTATACCTGCTCTTAATTGTTTTCCTGCCATTATCTTTTTGATTTAATGTCTATGATTTTAAATAATTCTTTTTCTTCTATTGATGGCTTTATTATTTTTACTATATTATTAAGCATAATCTCACCATTCCAGGAAGATGCATTAACCATCTGTTCTTCGCTATCGCTGTTTTCGTCTAGCCAGAAATCAACCATTGAGCTATATTTTAATTTATACCTATGATACCTGTATCTCAATAAGCAATAACTACCGTCAGAATATATAACCTTATATATTTTATCTTTTTTAAGCTTAAATACTTGAGTCTGAATTTTCTCTTTCAATTCGACTGCACCTAGCCTTACTAATAAATGACTAATTTCTTTAGCCTTCTCTGAATACATTGATTTTATGTGCAATAATGATTCTTCGTTCGATGCTATTACTGTTTTGTAATATAATTCAGATACCATTCCTTTTGCCTTGTTGTTGCTGTATTCGCTTTCACAATCAGATGTAAGTGAAGCAAGATCATCTGACCCATCCCTATTATCCATTCTGATTTTTATTTTAAATTCTTTTTTCATAGTATTCGCTATTCTATTTTTCATTGTCCTTGATATCAATATCTTTGCATTTTTGGCAAATATTTATATCATATAATCCTTCCAAATTTACAATTACATCTTCATTCCCATTTGATGTAGTTATCTGCTCATTTACTTCTATTGCTTTCGTTAGTAATTTTATCTTTTCGAGTAAGTCTCTTTTTGATTTATTGTCGCTATTGCGGTTTGAATATTGTAAGGTTAAGTCTAATAACGTTGACTTTGAATCGCTTTTTAATTGCTGTGTGTCTACAAATCTAGCCGTAGCAGTCTTATTATTCCCAAAATCCTCTTTGAATCTCATCTGTATTTCTCCGTTTTTCAATTGGTAAAACTCCCTCATCCAATCTACTACTGCGTTTATTTGATCTTCGTTTAGCTTTATAGTTTAAATGTCTTTTTGTTGTACGTCCCTCTCTATCATTTGCTCCAAAGCCAAAAACACTCCAAAACATTCATCTGGATGTAATTCAAGTTCAATACTTGCCTCCAAGATAGATTCAACTATCTTATTGATGGTCTTCTTTTTCATTCCGTTCTCTTTTGCTTTAGACCGGAAAGATTTTACTGCTTTTTTAGTTTTGTTCATTTGTTTTTATTTCCATGTTGGCACAATAAAAAATAAAAGCCTACTCCACGTATTCAAATTGGTCTGGCTTATCTTCACTTGTCCCTTTATCAATATAAATTGTTATCACTCCATCTTTTCCAGTTCCTTGCATAGCCTCAAAATTATCTGATGCAAATTGTACTGTTAAATCATCGCAGTTTTCAAATACTGTTCCTGCTGGTATAACCCAGTCTTTTTTTTAAAATAATTTTACCCATCGCTTTTTTATTTTTTACAGATACCTAACAATAAATAAAATAATAGGCAGTCTGTGGTTTATAATTAATTTTAATTCTATTTTCAATCTTTGCGGTTAATCTAAGTTTTTTCAGCGTTGTTTTGCCTACTATTCTTATTCAAACCAGTTTCCATACGATATCCGTCATGGAAAGCTTACCCATTCTCCCTGAACCATTCTCTAGCTTCGTCCAATTCCAAAAAGTCATCAAGTTTATTGGCAACTTCCTCGGCGGTGAACTGGTTACTTTGTACTGTATTATCGTTGTCATATCCGATTAAATCACGCATCCATTTAGCTCCTTTTTCAAATCCTTGTTGTTCATATAGTGATTCCGGGTCTATCCCAAGTTCAACACAATAATTGACTTCCTTTTCTGCCCGCTTCTCAATTTCATTGTCAGAAGGCAATGAAACGGTAACGATAGGTAATGCTGCGTTCTTGTGTGAAAGCTTTTCCAGCCCACCGTTATCTACAAACAGTATAGCATCTTTTGCAATTTCTTCAAACTCTTCCGTTGTTACACCTATTTTTAAATCTTTGTGTAGTCGTTCCATTTCTTTATTGTGTTCTATAATCATTTCTGCTGTAATTTTGTAAAGTTTCATATTTTTGTTTTTTTTTGCCTTGGCTATTTTGTCATATTTACTCATATAATAATTTCATCTGGCATCAATGCACAATAAACCACATTACACTTGCTGCTACGATAAATACAGCACCAATACAGCACCAATACCAATTGTCGTCTATGTATCCTTTTATTGTGAAGAATCCAGCAAGGACTGTAAAAATTATCATTAGCCAAAAGTTACTCATGGTTTATTTTAAACGCCATTTCTTGCTAATGTTATTAAACCTAATGTCCAAATGCCTTGGGTCTTGCTTATTGTACATGTGAGTGAGTGATGCGTTTATACAATCTAACATAATTTGATTAACGTCTTCTGTAGAATATGTCGGCATAACCTCGGTGATAGTGGTGTTGCTATTTATCGTAGCGTCAAACTCTCCCTTAGTAAGTTCCAATATGCGTGTAGCATCGTGGTCTATAAAATCGAGAATTGAGTAGTATCCAAACTTACTCTGGATTCTATCTATCCTTATCTTTATTCTTTTTGCGAATAACACAACCATTTCAATATCGTCTTTTCCCATATCTTTATTTATACCGCAATATACAAAACCAAAAATACACTCACAATAATTCAAACATGCTAAACAACACCAACGCCCCAAAAATAACCACTACAGCCGAAGGCTCGATTTTTTTTTCAGCATTTCACCAAATCCGCCATAGAGCCTCAAATTTTTCAGGGGAGAATTTTCAAAGTGCAGAATCGTCAACCTTTAGGTATTTGTGGCACATCCCAACCATCCACCCCAAAAAGTAACATTGAGGCTCATCATTCTCGATTTCAAGCATTATTCCACGATCTTCAAATATCAAAGCAAGCAAATGTAAACACTCGTGGGCAATCATCCTACTATTACAATCCATCGTGAATCCAATAAAATACTTCGAATAACCACCCTTGTCGTGATCCCTGAAAGAACATGCCTCAAAACCATGCATGTCCATTAATCCATGACTCTTTTGAATCTCTTTCAAATCCTCAACTTGATAAATCGTTAAATCACCAAAGTAGATCGGAATCTTCATTGTTTTCTTCATGCAGTAAATATAAACCATTTTAAGGTCACTTCAAAGCCCATTTAAGCCATTATAGACTAAATCTATACAATCGTAAGTTCTGATTATTCTCTGGATTAGGAATAAATACACACGCCACTAGCCTATGAATCATAAAATAGGACATGTCTCCATTTTTACACAGCGTAACCCATAAATAACCACCCTTACCCGTTTTGGTTGCCAGTATTCTCTCTTTGATAGTTCTGCCTCCAAATGTACGATACATACTTTTAACTCGCCCAATACTACTTATCTGGTAATAACCAGCAAATCCATCAATATCATTCCAAATTTCACTCATTGTACTTTTTATTAAACTATACTGAAAGAAATCGGGAAACGGTCAGTACTTCCGCTTTCATCTGGACATGACCCCAGACTATCCCTATACAAATATAAGCATTTTCCATCAAAAAACCATAGAAACTAAAAAATGGGTAGGATTATTTCAGTGATGGTATTGATCGTTATAGCCTTGCCGTTCTAGGTGTATAGGGGGTCTATTTGTAGCCAGTATCTTATTTCTAGTGTGCATGCCTTCTTGATATGCTATTATGGATAGACAGCAAACCATTAATATCAAACTGTAAGAGATACCCCCTTATTTATTTGAAAATCAACACTTTGTCTTATAATTGTTATTCTGTTAAATAGGATTATGCTCCAGTGTACCAACCGATCAATTAAGAATAACATATTTAATTCTATTGGCTTGTTATGTGGTCAGGATTAATAGACATACTCAATTTACCAACCCTGTTCACTTTATACCTAAATACGCCTAATACGCTGCAACATAGTGATTAAGAGACTGCCACAAAGTCCTTAACAATAAATTATATTTGATTTACTTACGATTTCGCACACGCTTAGTTATCAGGTAGTTAGTCAGGGTATTGCACGGGGTGGATACAACCAGAAACCGGCATATTCTGGATGTTGGTATAAATCTAACATTTATCATACTGTTTATATTATAGACTGAAAATAACTAAAAGTTATGTGCCTATGTGTCAGGAACTAAACAAAAAAACCCGCCTAACTTAATAAACGGGTTCAAAACAAAAACTACAAAACTAAATCAACTTACATTCTTTTTAACTTCCATACCTGATCTATCAGTAACCTCCTCGATTACATTAGCATCCTCTATGTGCTCCAAGCTCATTCCCTCAGGTAATTCAACTTTAACGCCTGTAAGCCTGTTTATCTCTTTGCCACCACTTGTTATATCCTGCTTATCAGTAAGCCCCAGTTTACGGGCTACGATGTTGGCATTATAGACTCCAACGGTCGCGCCTTCGTACTGTTGCTGAAAAATAATTTGCTCTATACGTGTGCAAATGTGAAAAAAATCTATTTCGTTTTGGGCTTCAATTATCCCTATTTCATTGGTGTTTGAGATATTATTTTCATTTGTTTCGTGTTCCTGCAGATGTTTCCCTTTTTTTTGTTTATAGTTATTAAATGAATGAACTGTAATACCTATATAGTTGCACATAGCTTCCTTGCTGAAAGGTAGTAACATTTTTCTTGATACTTCTATTCCATCTTTTCCAACCCATTCTTGTTTATCCCATGTACGTTTGAAAGCATACTCGAAATATTCTTGTGCTAAATTCCATAATTCAGAAGGGTGACTAAATAATGGCTTTCTTCCTGAGCTTTCTCTGAGCTTCCAGAAGTTATTTCCTTTTAAGTAGGTGTGGTCTCCTCTATTGCCTTGGGTTTTATGTTTTTGTTTTGGTTGTTTCATTATTCTTTCAAGTCTGATTCTTTTATCCCTAGTTTCTTGTGTAGTTCCTTTACTTTTGCTTTTAATCCTTCCAACTCTTTTCTGTAATCTTCTTTTTGTTTCCAACTAACTGAGCTTATCAGGCTATTTGTTATATTTTGGTTTGAATTCATTTAGTTTAGTATTGTTTCAAAATATAATTCATTTATTGAGAATGTTGACAGTTTATACAATATAGCTTTGTTGTATAGTTCTATTCGCGCCGGGAAGCTTTTGATTTGGAAAGCTCCTGACTTTGTTATCTGAAAGTCCTTAAAATTACCCTGTTTATATGTTTTCCCTTTATTTCTCACCTATACAAAGATATGAAATTTTCCTGACTTATAGAAATAATCTATTGAAAATCTTTTTAGTTATTGTTTTCTTTAGATGTTACTTAGAACAGTTATTGATTAGTGTTTATGGTCCAGGATAGTTGATCTTTTTCGCCTCAACTATTGCACAGTATTAATTAATTAACTATATTTGGTTATTGAAAGTTTATTAATACTTTCAGTCTGGCACTCCTGCCAAGGTCGCGCGGTTTTTACGGGTTAATTACTGCAAAGCAAACAAACATAGGTTTTTAACTTATGGGAATCGGAAAGCGAACCGCACCAAAAAATACGCTAAGCGCAAAGGATAAGCGGTAATTATCTAGTAATGTGAAAACAAAAGAAAACATTGCGGCTCACCTGTAAAGAGCTTAATTAGACTCTATGCTTTGATGTAATTACAGGTACATTTTAATTTTAAATAATACAGTTATGAAACAAATTGAATTTTTCGAATATCTCAGAACTCACAAATGGAGACGAGACGCATTAAAAATGCAGGCTGAAAACAATGGAGACGGCGCATTTTATTTTTATCTAGGTTCTATCTTTGGCGACTTAGATATAAATGGATGGGAGTCTGAAACGTTTATAGATAAAGTTTGTGAAATTTGCGACACTGAATTTTAAACTTTTCGGTTTAATCCTTTTAATAGGATATTTTATTAATAAAAAACAAGAATCTAAAAAATAAAGTTATGGAACTATACAAAATTTCACTATCTAAGGCAGATATACAGGTGCTTATTGAATCATTAGACCACTATCAATTCAATGTATCTCCAAAAATCAAAGGTAATTCTCCAATAGCTAACAACTTGAAAACATTGCCTAAATACTTAAAAAAAGACTTTGTTAACTTAATCAAATAGAAACCATGAAAACTCTAAAAATCGACACCAAATTTTTTACCCTTCTTTTTATCTCCCTATCTCTCATTTTTTCAATTGGTGAACCAGTTGTTAATTTTTTAATTATTCCCTTTGGAATTCTATTTGTTTTTAATGCTGCCTATTGTGCAGCGTTTGGTTTTAAATATCCTGAAAATTAAGCTATGAAAATCCATTCAGATAATTTTAAAAAAGAGAATCAAATTAATGTATATGATTTTATCAGGAATAATGTTCCAGATGAATATTATACTAAATTCATGAGGGCATTTACGAACTGGGATAGCACCCTGAATATGTCATCCTATTCCGAGGGCGTTTGTTGGATGATGTTGGATGAAGCCTATGGAAACTAAAAACACTTCAAAGAACTAACTCCCAAAACACTAATCTATAAAAAATTACGATAAAAAACAATTTTAATCTATTAAATCTATTAAAATGAAAACTAAAAATAAAATTGAATTTACAAGAATCAATAATGACATTAATGGAAACCCTAGATATGTTTGTCATTTTTTGAATTTATCAGACCACTACGGGTCTGCAATATTAATTGCCAACTCAATTGATGGGCGGAAATTCCACAATAAACAATATGGCGGAGGTTTGGTTTTTCAATCATATAACATTGATAATCTAGGAAAAAGATTGCTAGAGTTGAAAGAAAACTAATTCCACCCGTCTAAAGTCGGCAAAAATATGATAGGCACGGGCAACCGTGTTAAATATACTGGAATTATAAATTTAAAACTAAGAAAAATGAAAACGAAAGTTTCGAACATGACAAGTAGCAGAGGCAACACGATTGCAAATCAATTTGAAATCACAACCGAAAAAGGCGTATTTTTTCAGTCCTATGATTCTATTATTGCTTTTATTCCTAAAAATCACCCTCGCACGGTAACGAGTGCGACACCTCCAGGTTGGCGTATTAAGTTAGATAAAAGAACATGGGATTATTCGGTGACAACTGGCAAGTATCGTAATCAGTTTTTAGGTGAAAGCAAAAAAGAGACTGAACAGAAAATTAAAGATGGAATTTATATTTTAACTGACCTCAACAAGTAACAAATCTCTTTAAAAAACCTAAACAAGTTTTAAAACTGTTTACATGCCTTCGCTGGTGAAATTTAATAGCCTAAACAGCTATAAAATACAAAGATTCAATTTCTTTGGTTGGCACAATTTTAACCATAAAAACTAATATCATGAGTACAAAATCAGAACATTCAGCAGAAATAAAAACAGAAGTATTGCAAATATGCGAAGCCTTTGGGTTAGGTTCTTATGTTGGATTATTGTCCTTTGAGGAGTCAAGTAAAGTTGACGGGTATATTTTTACTCAATTTGAAACAACAAATGGAAGGTATAACCATTATTTTAGAATTAGATAAAATCATAAAAAACAACAACCAACCGGGGCCATAATTGGTTCCCGGTTTTGTTGGTAAAAAACAGAATGTAAATCATAAAAAACTTAAACCATGCTAAAAATAATGAAAAATCATAGGGTTGGTATAATAGCAGATAATAATATTTTCGAATTTTGTCTATTTGATACCGATAAAAAACAACAAAGCAAAGTTGAATTACCCACAGAAGATGCAAAGATACTGGCTTCTGATAGAAAAATGGAATGCGTTGCACCTATTCATGCAATGTATGAAGGTCTTTTTAATTATCAACATATTGAGTTAAAAAACTTCTGTTCTTAACCATAAAAAACCAATCAAATGAATATTAGAGATAGAATTAATACCCTTTCGAAAAGGATGGATATTTTAGACAATTTCCGTAAAAAACGCAATAACTCAATGACCTGTGATAAATGGAAACGATATTTCCGGTTAAAACACATTGTCAGCACAGAATATGCTACATTAATTAGATTGTAATCAGCCGTAAAAAATGAACATGAAAAATAACAACATGAAAACAGATACTAACAAAGAAATACTAAACCTTAGCAATGAAAATGTAAGGATCAATAAAGCCAGATTAAAAAAAGAAGTCGAAAATACATCTTTGGGCTGGTCTTGTGTTAAGTCATTAGTTAAAATGAAAATTTGTAATAATTAACCATAAAAAACCAATAAAATGGAAACAATAAAATTAGAATCATTTAATATTTTTGGCAACAAACGGAAAGAGGGCATTATGAAGTTTGATTTTGAAAATAGTACCATAACATCAAACTCAGGTAAAAAATTCAAAGTTGTTAATGATTATGAATTTGCATATAAAATACAAAAAACACAAATAAATGCGTCAGGTGGGATAAGTGGATTGCTAAAATTTATAAACGAAATAAATATCAGTGACAGTCCATTTAATCCGGCAGTAACAGAAATGTTTATTGAATTATAATTAACAACATTTCAAAGAACACAACCATAAAAAACTGGCATAAAAAACAATAGTAAATTTAGTCATAAAAAACTTAATATCAAAACTTTAATCATAAAAACTACAAGATGAAACACAAAAAACTTAAAGATTTAATTCTACAAATCGCACAAAGATTAAACCTGACCTGTAACGTAAAAAACTACGGACTCGAATCAGTTGTAAAAAATGTCTATAAAAAACTGGACAGTGAAATTTTCTCCAGTATTGATTCAATTATCGAAGATGAAATTTTGGAACTGTCATTTTAAAAAATAAACGACATGAAAACAAAAATTGAGAATATCCACGAACCATCAAATAGAGTAAATGGGTTTTACTTTAGATGTAAAAATTGTGGGATGATTATTTTTCCAATAGGCGCATACTTAAAAGAGGGTATTGGTGATATCGCATGTTATTGTGATAATCCAGAGATAGAGAACACGTTTTTTATTCATAAACGCAAATAAACAAATGAAAGTAATATTAATCTTACTGATATTTGCCTCCGCAAAAAACAAGGAGATAAAAAACATAACCGGAACTTGTTATCAAGCGGTAAAAAACCAATGTGACGATTCACCGCTATTAACAGCCAATCAGAAAAAGATAAACGAACAAGATCCACTGTCACATCGTTGGATAGCCGTTTCAAGGGATTTGAAGGAGTTTTACGCCTTTGGTGATACAATTGTAGTCTCAGGCACTAAGAATGCTATCTACGATGGCAAATGGGTTGTTCAGGACTTGATGAATGTCCGCTGGAAAAACAAGATTGATTTTCTGGTTGGAAAAAACGATTACATTGATAAATTTGAAAACTTAACCATAAAAAAATGAAAATAACAAAAATTGAACAAGACGGGGATATATTTACCGTAACCAGAGAACCTAGGCTTATAGAAAAAATGGTAGGTATAGTTTGCAGAACAGACAGATATAAAGATACTGGATTTATTTATATGTTCGGAGGTGGACATGAATATGTCAACGAAAAAGGAGAATCAGAAGGGAATACATTTAGCAAAACAAGGGAAGCTATTGATAATTGGAGAAGAAAGTTTTAATATCAAATTAACTATAAAAAATAAACAATGCCTACAAAAAAGGAAATAATGACAGAAGTGGAAGAGTCCCCACACTCAAATTTCAGCAAAAGCAAAGTTAAAGTATTAATAAACTCAATAGCAGAAAGGAAAAGCCCACCATTAAAGCTAAAAAAAGGAGATGTAATATCCATAAATGGAGGAGTAAAAAAGAGACCATGTGTTATTATCAAAATAATTAATGGGGTCACTTACTCCATCCCACTAAGTACTACCGAGGATGAATTGAATCTAATTCCTTTTGAAAATAGATTTTTTGGACACGGATGGTTTTCTAGGTCTTTAGTTACGTGCATCTATTCAGTAGCCATTTCTCAGTTCATAGGTGTATTCGATGATAACAGAACGCTAAACAAAGCATCTAACGAGTTATTTATGGAATTCGAAAAAATATTCAACAAAAAACTATAAAAATATGAACGATAAACCAATAATGCCTACTCTTAAAAAACTAGAGGTAGGAGAAAACACAAGCTATCCTATTCAACGATTAAACTCAGTGAGGGTAAGCTGTAACTATTTAAAGAACGTTGACGAGAAGGTGTTTAAGACGCGCCTTGATAAAAAACTGATCGAGGTAGAAAGAATTTCATAAAAAATGGCAGGGAAAATTAATTCTCTGCCATTTTTATTTGTTTTGTATTATAGACAAAATCCATGATAAAAAATAATGCTATTGATTTTGTTTATATGACATTAATTCTAATTGTTTCATTAATTTTGATATTTCCTTTCTTCGTGCCTTATTCATTTTGCTAATTTTTATGATTTATAATACTTCAAAGATAACTCTCCTCGGTACACGAAACAATGACTAAAATCATGTTTTAGAATTAAAGTCCAAGAAATTCCATTAAAAGCTCTATTAAGTGCTTTCTTCTTATTCGTTTATTTTTTACCTTCTTTTTCTTTTGAGGCTTGAAGTCAGTAATCCCGCCTGAACTTGGATATGGATTTTCTTTTTCCATGGCTATTTTTTAAATTGTTTTTTAAACCTTAGATACTTTTTCCCGTGAGCTCTACCCCATCCACGCCTCTGATTGTTGAAATTGTAGTAGAATATTTGTCCGGTATCTGTTAACACTATTACGTTTATCCTATACATCATAGCGGCACGAATTGATTCACCATCCATTATTTTGTAATACACGAAGCTTCCAATTTGGCTGTAGCGTTCAGATATGCCAAGAATTTTACTATTGTATCTAATCCCAAAGAACCCGATTCCATCCAGAGGTAAAGCCTTTGCGTGCCTGATTTGATTTACTGGATATAATGTAAAAGGAACCGGTTCGTTGTCTCCTTTTAGATCAAGCAATATGTTATTCAACCCATCTGCGCAAACATTTGCTCCTGTAGTAATATCTGCCGACATGGCTGAATTATCAATAATATTTTGACCATACATAAATACAGGTAGCAATAATAATATTAATGTTAGTGTTTTCATATCAATAATTTTTAAAGCCAATGATTACAATACCAAATATACCCATAAACTAATGCATAGACTAAACCAATTAAGCCTAGAATAATAAATACTGCACGTTTAATTATTTTCTTGAATGTCATTTCTTTTTGTTTTTAATTTATTCATAACGCACATTAAGCATGATGCTACAAGTATCTGACTGAGTATATGTAAAAATACTGAACGCATAAAATTCGAATAACTTATTATTTTCTAATAGGTACTCTGATATTTCAGTATCAATAGTGTCTATTGTAATCCAATTTATAGAATCAAAACTGCCCATTAATATTCTATCTATCCTTGGCTCTATGTGTTCATGTTCTGTCTTTGGTCGTACTATAATCACAACAAGCAAGACCATCGTAAATACAAATATACATATATGCACTATTTTTTTCATTTCTTTTTGTTTTTAATTTCTTCCTGCTGCTTGATCCAATTATAAAATAACTCATCAGAATATTTATAAACCTGTCTTTTATTTAGGTTTTCTGTTGTCGTAATTGTTGTTATTGTTTTTTCCTCTTTAGTGCCGTCTTTATGGACATTCACTATTATTGGATCAATATTATATGTAACATCCTTTAATATCCAGTTGCACCACACCGTCTACACGTTGTACTCCATGATATTTCAATGGGAGTAACCAATACAATAGAATCTGGATATGTTATATTATACTTTGGCGGCGCGTCTCCCATATATTGCGGAGTTCCAATTGAAAGACATGACCATAAATGACCATCCTTGTTGCATATTTCCAAACTGTCTTTATCTGCAAAAAAATCAACTACCCCCTGACCATTACAAATTGAGGCAATTAGAACCATAAAAATAATAGCTATCTTTTTCATGTTTAATTTATTGGTTACTTATTATATTTTTTGCGAATCCATTGCACAAAATCAGGGAATGTAGGTTGTTTGTGAAACCATTTATATTTATAGTGGTCTGGATTTACACAACCGTCACCGTACGAATAGCACATATCTGATATAGTGCTTAAAGTGCTATGCGGACTGGTTGTAGTATCAGTTGAATTTATAAAGACAGATTCATTTGGATAGATATGTACCCTTTCATACGTACTGTCATTATAGCGTTCATCTGCATATTGAAGTATTAGTTTTACGGTCAATAATTCTACACCATAAAACGTAACCTCAGAGCTATCTTCATTTATCGTGATTAACGATCTGTAATTAAAACTAGAACCATCAATGAATGGTATTGAATCTTGTGCAAACAAATAGCTGCACGACATAAATAAAATTACTAACAATGTTGCTTTTTTCATTTTGATACTGTTATTGATTTAATATAAAAATTATAATTCTCGTTATTCATTTCGTCATTACAGGCATTGTTTAATATCAAATAATTTTCTGCATCTGATACGAATTGCCAGTTTTTGCTTCTTAATGAAGATACTAATACTCTATCAAAATAGAAATCATATCCATCTTTTAATAATACATACTAAACATACCCAAACCGCAATCAGTTTGTCAGTTATTCTCGGCTTTATCCTTCCTGCCACATACGCAAATAATAACATGCGTTAGGTCTTTGCAAATAGGACAAACTAACTGTTCGCTTTGCCCCATAACAATATGTTTATGTAAGCTGTTTTCTCTCGTAGATTCGGGCTTGCCTTCACACGCTTTTATTCTTTTCTTAACTGCGGGTAATTGCCACCATCTATTAAATGGTAATGGGTCATTCATCGGGAATTGTTTCCCCATTTCTTTACCTTCTCTAAATCCTTCTTGATATGTAAATTTCAATAGTGCTTTTAAATCCATCGCTTCGGTATTTAATTGTTATTTACTCGTATTTAATTTTTAGGTAATTGTCACAACAGCCTCCACAAACACCAACCGTTAGGGCAAATTAAAGTTCGTCCAACATTGTAAGAACTTTGTGTTCTTCAATATGAATATCACACATTTCATCAAGCTCTGCCTGATTATTTGCTTTATCTGTCATTAATTCAGTAACCGCATACTGTCTGGCTGATGTAATATTGTCGAATATTCTATCAACTTGTGAACCGCCATTACCATTATCTTCATAAACTATATAAACTATCATATCAATAAATTAACTCGCCCTAACAATAAATAAACCCAATATGGCAGGGGCAAGGTTCTGCCATTGTTTAAAGTATAGTGGGCTGCCATACTGTGTTTATTAAAACCGTTACAAACAATTAAAACCTGAAACGGTATTCAGTATTTTCAATCTCTGTTCAACTGCATCATAGTCTTTATTGTTCTTAACATTTTTCAATTGTTCTTGTAGTTTTTGAGCTTCCTTAAACTTTTCATCCGAACTTTTACCTTTCAATGAATCGTTAATCATTTCATTTAATGTAAGTAAGTTGGTTATTGATAATCCATTTATAAAATCTTGTGTCATTGTATCAGGTTTTAAAAGATTTGTAAAAAAACAGGCGTAGGCAGCGTTTACGCTCTGAATTTAGGTTAGTGGTTACGCCCGATTTTTTATACTCAACGTTATGCCCCATTTAAGGGCGCAAAGTCGGCTTCGATTATACATTGTGCTAAATCTCCAATTCGCTGAAAAAATTGCTCTCTATTTTCTAATGCTGCATTTAATCTATCATTATCATTTTTAGAATAGTTAGAAATATCACAATCCATTGTAGGGCTACTTTGAAAAATGCAGTGAATCAAGAAACCTTCATCTTTTAAAAACGCAGGTGTCCACGGCTTGCATTGTTCTATATATTCCAATTCACTATCACACCACGTTAACCACTCATTTAATGGTTTACTACATTGGCAACATATTTCAATACTTTCGTGGTCTCCATTATTATCGTAATAAACTTCTTCAACATGAGTACCTTTTCCGTATTGCTTTCTAATATCAGCTTTTGTTTGTTTAATACATTTTTCATCATCACAGCAATCAAATTCGCCTGAAACTTCTTCATCTTTCACTTTGAAGTAATAAGTCCAGCGTGATACTTCTTTTTTGCTAAATGGCTCAATTATTTCTCTTGCCGATTTAATCAGCTTTTCAAATTCATCTGTAAATCTTGCGGAATAATTCATTCCGTAAGTTTCTCTAACAGGGTCTTTTATAGCTTTCATATTATTGTTCGGCAAATTCTTCCGCTTCTTCCTGAGTAAAGTTTTTAATATCAAATCCTTCATCTACCTTGAATCCATCTTGTCTTAATTGTACCTCTTTTTCAAATCTCACGAAGTTTGGCATCTTCGGTGGAATAATCTTAAATAATTTTTGCATTTTAAATTTTGTTTTGCACCACCCACGCTCAAAAACGAAACGCTAACATGTTTCATAGTAAAGATTGTAGGTAAATCCATAATTATTTTTGCCTACGCTCTTTTTGCTTTTTCAAAGCAATATGATCTTGCAATATCTTCCTAACATAGTTAGATAGTGGTCTGCCGTCTTCTTTTGCAAACTGGGTCAAGCAGTCTAAATCTTCCTGCTCAACCCTTGCTGGTAGTTGTACTTTTGCCATAATTAATTATTGTATATTTCACCTTCAAATACTCCTTTTTCTTCCCAGTGTCTTCCAAGGTTAAATCTAAACTTACCTTCTGCGGTTTCAAGAAAAAGCAAATCATATCTTCTTTTTCCTTTTTTAACTTTTACTATTTCGCTTCTCAACTTCAAGTTCTTTGAAGCAAGCCCACGATATAAGTTCTTAACGTGGTCAAAATTCTCAGAAGCCATCCTCCCATAAAGTTCTTTGATACATAGCTCAACGTTTGTTCTGTTTTTTCCGTTAAACATTCTGTTCAACATCCAAATAACTAATTTTACTAACATAATTCTAGTTTTTAATTATTGCATTATTGCACTTCAAAGATATGTCATTTGTATTACAATAGCAAGCGTTTAGTAATAAAAGATTAAAAAAATAAATCCCTCCTCCAAAAAAATAATTATTACGGCAGTTTTTCATAGGAAAGTTCATCGGTATGCCACGCTACAAAAACATACATTTTCCGTTATAAACAAATAAAATTATTCAGTTTTAATTTTATCCATTTGTACGTATCTACAATCAGTGTCCATGCATTTGCGTATATTAATATACCATCACTTTCTTGTTTAACTCTCAATCCTAATCTACCTTTTGTGTATTCTTGTGCTTCTTTTAAGTCCATAATTTTATCAGATTTATAACAATGTATTTTTTTGCCTCTTTCTCGTAATCGAAGTCATGGTTATTAATTAATCCTTTGTCGTTTAAGTGAATTAAAAAATTAATTAACTGTTCGCTTTGCCCTACAATATTTTCATGTAATGCTTTGTCGCTATATTCGTAGTAGTTTGGGTGCCTGTTCCATTTTTCACTTTGGCAGTTTCCATATCCTTCTTGGCGTGTCATCTTGCTCCAGCTTTTACAATCTCTGCAATTATTCATAGTATTTAATCTTTAGTTTGTCCGCAATATTTATTTATCAAATGTGTCGTTTATCATTTTATCAATGATTGGCTTTATGAAATTAAAGTCCTTTCGTAGGTTCTCTTTTACGTCTTCATCACATATAGCATACCATACTAATACAGGTGTTGGAATATCAAATATATCAGACACCTTTTTAATCATATTGTCACTAGGGTTCTTTAATCCATTTTCAACTAATGACATATAAGATTGAGTCATTCCTAACTGCTTAGAAAATTCACATTGCGTAATGTTTCTTTTTCTTCTTATTGCTTTGATCGTTTTTCCTATTTGCATTTTAATATTTTTTATTTTTAATTAATCATCTCCCTCGGTTGCTGCGAATACCGCTGAACCTAAATTGTATTTAGGGGCAAGTATCCAGTTAGTAGCAAATTTAGGCTCGCAGGTGCAAATAAATTGCATTACCGCACTCTCAACATCTTCAGGGG